CACAAGATAGTTATCACTCTTCCATACGGAATTCAGAGGTCTACCAAGCCCTGAATTCGGGTTATCACAATGAGAAGAAGTTGACCAGCTATATCGATGAGCACAATCCATCTAAATGGAAGCGAGTCAAATGGGTATTTACAGGAACGCCCAGTGATAGAAACCTTGAGAAGTTGAAGGTGAAAATCGCAAAAGATCATAGTGTAAGGCATCGTTTGCATAAATCGAACGTTGCTAACATTACAACCAATGATTATCCCCACGAATTTGGACAAGTTGATCCCCTTTATCGACCACCTCCAGATTCGGATTCGTCCGAAAGCGAAAATGATGATGAAGAAGAAGAATCATCATGTAAGGACGGTGGAGAAGGTTTAGGTATGGGTTTGACACGGGAGGTAGGTCAAGCTGGTACTTTCACCAACATCAACATGGCTCCAGGTGGTACTAGTACTACCTTAGAGCAATGTTGATGGCCCCGTACTTACCCGGCAGTTGACTGTGTTGGTTTGTGTCCTAGCTACAAAATCGACAAGGTGCAGGTCAATTGCAAGCGGAAGGACGGAGCACCAAAACAAAAGCGGTTGGTTCAGCTCACTGACCAATCCACCAAGACAAGCATCGCTGTTCACAATAATAGTTTGGAAAACAATTATAGAGCGTTAACAGAGAGACTTGTCTTCCATAACGGTGAACGTCCAATTGGCGCAACAATTGGATTTAACCTAAAGGCCGATAAAGAAATTAGAAAATTTGAAACTATCGTCTCACCTTGCTCCCCAAAAGAATTTGCTGAGCATTATGTCGGGCATAAGAAGAAAATTTATCTGAAAGCAGCTAGAAGCCTGGTTGAACACCCCATTAACCACAAAGATGCTTGGGTCAAATCATTCGTTAAGACCGAGAAGTTTGATTTAGGTGAGAAGTTGGAGCAAGTTCCGCGCTTAATCCAACCTCGAACTCCCAGATTCAATGTAGCTCTTGGATGTATCATTCAACCTATGGAAAAACAGATCTATGAAGAGATCAATAGCTTGTATGGGCATCAAGTTGTGATGAAAGGTTTGAATGCAGAACAAAGGGGCTCTGTTATATCACAACATTGGGGCGAGATGTCGGACCCTGTGGCGGTTGGAATTGATGCAAAGAGATTCGACCAACACACCGGCATTCCCGCGCTCAGATACGAACACGGAGTGTATGTGCGACACACACCGAGACATTGCCGAAGGAAACTTCGTGCACTGTTAAAGCAGCAATATGTTACTTATGGACGTTGTTACACCGAAACGGGAACAATTAGTTATAAAATACCAGGAGTTAGATGTTCAGGCGACATGAACACTTCCATGGGAAATGTAATTATTATGACTCATTTGGCATACGAATATTTGGAACATCTGAATATCAAGTATCGATTTATCAATGATGGTGATGATGGTGTTATCATTATTGAGAAGTCGGACTTACACAAACTGGATGGCATGTATGAATTCTTTGAACGATACGGATACAAAATGCAAGCTGAAGAGCCTGTATTTGAACTTGAG